TAAAATTGTCTTCTGAAAAAGGTACTGAAAATAATATACTATGTGTAGAGTTTGACATACCACCATAAAATACATGATTGGCAAATGTCTTAACAAACTTGGGATTAGTTGGAGCAGTACCACCAGTTGAACCATCTATTACATCTATATTAAAACTTGTATCAATAGTAAATGCTGCTGCTTCTCCTGTTGCTATAATAATTTTACTTGTGCCATTAAAATTAAATTTATCAAAATCATATGTATTAGTTGCACCCTTACTAGTTGCAAGAGATGTCCATGACCCACTTGTACCACCATAAGAAACTGTACCACCTCTACCTACAATTATTTTATCATTAAATATTGCAGACATTTGTATTCTTTCATTAGCTGATGATACTTGAGGTACTATTGTTGAATTATATTTTGTAGTCCCATTAAGTCTTCTGTACCCACCTTCTGTAGATGGTTCAAAGTTTACTAATTGTAATGCTTCACCTGGAGCCATATCATAAACATCTTTGTTTAAGACTAAGCCACCACCACATGTTGCATTATATGGTTTTAATAAAGAAGTATCTGGCATATTATACTATTGATAATCTTGAGTTGCCTTCTGCTGTTCTAGTATCTTTCATATAATCTGCTCTAGAACTATAATCTGTTTTTAATAAATTTAATTTTCTTTGATAGTCTCTATTAGATAAATTTGCATGATCTGGATCTGATCTTAACATGTATGTATAATATTTAGATCTATCTACAATTAATGAACCAAATCTATCTGGTAATGACATAACATCACCATGTGCTGATAAATCTGTATGAGTTGTGTAGTATTCATAACTAATTAAATAGTCATTTTTATCAGGTATTGGAGTTAATCCAAATGCACTGTAGTCTGGTTTTTTATAAACGTATTGGGGTAGACCATAGTGACCACTATTATTTTGTGAATCTTGTTCTTTAAATCTTTGCATGTAATCATCATAAGATATGTATCTTAATTTTCTAGTCATTATATCTGCTCTAGATACTCTTACATAATCTACATCTAGGTTAGTAGCTGTCGTTGTATTATTAACAGTTATAAATGTTGTTTGATCTGTTGCAGTAAATTGTACATCTAATATTGCACCTGCATTAAAGTCTGTTACTGTTAATGTTGTATTTAAATTTTGTGTACCCTCTGCTGCTGTACCTACTTGTACTTTTAAAGCAGCACCTGTACCATTAGAATCTAATACTCTAACTTGTAAATTATAAGTTTTATTTACTACAGTTGATATTGATTGATATGCTGCATAATCATTTAATCTTAATCTACCATTGCCACCACTATTATAAGCTGCACTTCCTGCACCAGCTATTGTAGTCCAGCTAGTTATGTTAGAAGTAAACTCACCATTAGTAAGTAATTCATTTGGCTTTAAAAAAAACGACTCGAAATCTACTCTACGCATATCCGCTGGGAATGTGTATTCACTGTCTCCAGTGTAAGTAGCTTGAGTCGTTGATGTGTGTAAAAGAGGTATCTCTACGCTCTCATTGTAAATATCGTGAACAGATTTATTAACAAAATCTTTAACAGCAGTTTGAATACCACGACTACTAGAAAAAGTAGATGAAGTTAATTCAACCTCATTTAATTCTCTAAGTACTCTGTTGGATAAATCTAAGTAAGTGGTAGCCATTGTTTATTCCTCTGTTGTATTGTTATCTTCTGCAAATTGTTCGCATCTAATTAATAATCTTTTAATCCTAGACTGTGCTTCATCTAATTGCTGTTTTAAATCATCAATCTGCTTTTTTAATGCAGTATGGTCAGATTTGTATTCAGAAATTATTTCAAGAAGTTGGTGTCTTTTCTGATATTGCATTAAGCATTGAAGTTATTTTATCTAATTTGTTAGATTGTTCTTCAACTTTAGTTTCTAAATTCTCTAGTCTTTGTCTAGCACCTTCATTATTTCCACCAAGATAAATTTTCTTTGGTCCCGATACACCTTTTTGTTTAAATGTTATATCGTATGTAGCCATTATTTTTCCTATTAGTTATGAAGGGATTTAAATAAGGGGGATATTACTACCCCCCTCAAGTTACTATTTATTATGATACGTCTGTATCGTGAGATGTCGCAGTATTGTGATCAGTTTCATCTACTCCTGAAATGTCACACATAATTGCGTAAACTCTTATTTTACCTACAGACGAAGCTGCTGATAACATAAGTAAGTCTAGGGTATCAGCTGATGCTGCTACATGTCTTGCTGTAGCTGTTGCTGCTGAGTATCCTATTTCTTTTGCATCACCGTCAACATAAATGTCAACGTCACCACCAGTTATACCTAAGTCTACTGTTACTGAGTTTGATAATTGAGTAAGTATCTCAATACCTGCTTCCATAACGATAGTCTCTGCTGGGATTGCAATTGCCTGAAGTACATCATTTGTTGCTGAACCAGCATCACCATTTAACTGTGCGATGTCGATTGTGTTTTCTACCATATAAGGTGTTCTACCATTAGACGGATGTCCTGTAGTACCACCAACTCCTGTTACTGTATAAGTTGCCATATCTAGTTATCTCCTTCTAATTAACCGATTGTTATTACGCCAGAGAATACTGCTTCTGTTCTTAGAACTTTTCTTCCAAAAACGTGTAATCCTCTAACTATGTCTGAAAATGAATCAGGGTCTCTGATAAGTTCCGTTTTCGCAATATGGTTTGCAGTTGCTACTGCACCTTGATGACCATAAAGGAAAGCGTACTCGTTAGAGCCTGCTGATCCAAATGTTTTGTTTGCTGCTGATCCACTTGATACTGCTATAGCATTAGTAGTGTACATTCTAAACCCAAATAAAGGTCTATCTGTAATCATACCATTTCTCATAGCTGAAGCTGATCCGTCTGCCATAACAGATTGATCAACGATTTTAGCACCTGCTTTTCTAAGTTGTTGATAGAAAGCTGGTGGTGCAACAAACCATCTATTTTCTTCTGGTACATCGTTACCATCAAGAACTGTTTTAGCTGCTGACATAATATCTGTTAATGTGTCAACTGCTGCATCACCATCGATAGGTGAACCGTCTGTTCCTGTATTAGCTGCTGATGTAGACGCTCCGTCATAAATCGCACTTAATACATTAAAGTCGTAGTTCTTTTTAAGTGCATAAGCACCTGAAGAAGTTGCAAGAGCTTCAAAGTTTACATGTGATTGTCTTTCTTCGATGTCATCTACTTTAAACGCAAAGTACGAACCTTGGTCGACAGTCAATTGAATTTGATCGTCTGCAAGTGTTTCTGTGTTTACTGTTTGACCTCTAGCGTAGTCATTCACCGTAATAGTCGGCTCTTTTATTATATTTACTGTGTCGCCAAAATTCTCAATTTCTCCAGCGTAATCAGTGTTTGTAATGTCTTCTACAACTGATGCTCTTCTGAAAAACTTTTGAACCTTCTGACTATAAATTGCTGGAGCCCAATTACCTGATGGTAAATTTTGGTATCCAGTTGCTTTTCCCATTGTTGCCATAATGTTTGCCTTTGTTTATAGTTGTTAGTTTAAGGTTGAATCCTACCTTCTCTTGATGCATCATCAATTTCTGCTTCAAACTTCTCAAACGTTCTTCTATTCATCTTACTAATTTCAGAGTTAGACCAGATTTTCTTTGTAGGAAGATCTGATTCAACAGCTTTTTTAGTTTTAGATATTGCTTTGGCAGCTTCTTTTTTAAGATTTGTACTTTCCTTTTTACTTAAGTCACTAATGCCTCGATCCATTTTATATAGATCAATTGCTCTGCCAGCTAATTGTGCATTAGATGTATTTTCATACAACCAACTTTGAATAACTGGATCTTGCTTACTAGCCCATTCATGAAATTCATCTTTCTGACGAATCTCACTAAAGTCAGGGTGTGCTTTTAACAACTCCACTTCAGCTTTTTCTTTACTAACTTGTTCTTGTTGAACTTGAAGACTTTGGTATTTCTCCTCAATCTCTTTTGCTCTAGCATCAGCCTTTGTCATAGCTATGGTTTCAACCATATCATAAACATCGGGATACTCCTGTTTCCAAGCATCTAATTCATCCTTAGATTTAGGTGGAACAAACTCTTTAGTAGATGTTTCT